AGCAGATTTTCTTTGAAGTTCAAGATTTTGTTGAAGGCTTAATGTAATTGCTGCTAAAGCATTTTTTTCAGCGTCAGTTCTGGCTGTAATAGCTTCTAATCTTTGTTTTTCTGCTTCTAATATTAATTGATGTTCTTGAAGAGTCATAGACTATAATAGTTCCTTATTTAAACGGCCACTTTAAGCCTGTATCACTTTCAAATTTAGAAACAGATGCATCAAGTTCATATTTGTTTCTATATGTTCTTGGATCGTTAAGACCATATCTAACATATGAATCAAAATATCTTCTTTCACTAGCTAAAGCTCTAGCAAAGGATTCAACTTGGTATCTATCCCCAGTTACAGAAACAGGAGGTAAGAATACATCTTGTCCAAACATACGCTGAAGAATAAGCTTAACAGTTGAGCCAAACATTTCTAAAAATGATTCATTCAATTGATTGCTGTTTGTAAAGTCGATGTGGATTGGAACTATTTCTTTGGACATACATAAACCTCAAAGTAAATAGTATCTATCTTTATTATTTAATGTTAGCTAAAACTTTCCAACGATTAACTATTGTTTCGTTTAATAGTTCTTGTGTAAAATCAAAATTTTCTTGTATTTGTTTGTTGGTTAATCCATTTACTTTTAACTGATCAACTAAATCTTTAATTATTTGTTTAAATTGATCTTGAATATTTGGATCATTTACATTGACACTTTTAGCTCTACTTTTTATAGAACTATTTATTCTTTGTAATAGGGAAGCATTACCAGTAAATAAAGGAATTGGTTGGTTTATATCAATTTTAGTTTTTACTATTGCTTGTGCTTCTGGCGTTTGTGGAATTAAAGCAACTGGTGCTTGTGCTGCTGGTTGTGCTTGAGGTTGTGCTTGAGGTTGTGCTTGTGCTGCTTGTTTTTTTGCAAGTTCAACAACTTTATCACGAAAGCCTCCTCCATTTGTAATTACATCTGTAAAAGTAGTGTAATTAGCAATAGCTGGATTCTTCATTGCTATACTTATATTATCACGATAGTCTTTTTTAAGAGCAATAGTATCGGGCATATTATAAATAATTCTATATATAGAAGCAAGAGTTGTAGCTTGAGATATTGCATCAGTTTTAGACACCATATAATCTTTTACATCCTTAAGCTTTTTCTCATCAGTCTCATCAGTCTCAACAGGAGCAGCTTGTTGTTGAGATAGATTACTACTAGTTCTATTAACTCGTTTTGCTGTTTTTACTTGTTGTGGATTTAAAGATATTATACTTTGAGCAAGACTTCTAGCTTGTATCATATTAATCTTTATATTTTGTTTTTCTAAAGCTTTTAATAATTTAGCTGGTTGATCATTTATTTGATCACGTTTATAATTTTTTTGTATTTCGTTATCTATAGCTTCTTTAATTTCTTGCTTAAATCCAAATTCTTTTGCTAATTGTGGATTTGCTGCAAACAACTTAGAAAGAATTAAAACTGGATTTTTGCCTAGCTCTTTTGGAAATACTTTTTTATCTATTTTATCTAATTGATTACTATAATGTTTTAAACTTTCTGTTTCTTGACCGGGATTAGTTGGTGGATCTTCTACATTTTCTTGTGTATCTTCTGTTTGCTCACCCTCCGAAGATTGTGTATCTTTAGGTTCATTTGCATTTGAATCTGCTTCAGTAGACTTTCCATTTGCTTTTTCTATTATTTCTTTTGATTCCTTAATTTTATTAATAATGGTTTTTGCTTTTTGTAATAATTGATCAATAGATTCGTCAGTTAATAAATAACTAGGTGCATCTTTTTTAGCTTGTTGACCGCCTGTGTCTAAACGGTTTTTAAACTTTTCAATTAATTTAATTAATTGTGTTTTAGTATAATTATCTAAAATATTACTAATTCTAGTGTTTGTTAGTGCAAAGTGTATTTGTTCTTTAGTAAACCCTTTTAAAAAATTTTTAAGTAGTGATGGATCACGTTCTATAAGTTCTGGTTTTTTAAATATTAAAATACTAGTTATATATGTTTCAAAAAAATATTTAAAATTAGGAGCAGCCTTATCATCAACTGTCATAGCCTCCTCTGGTGTAGCTTCTCCATGAAACTCTAAATAATCCTTTGCATTTTTAACTTCTTGATCAGTTTGCTCAGATAAAGTTACAACTTTTGGCTTAGCAGATTGATCTTTTTGTGGGTTTTTAGACAAAGAAGTTTTTTTACTTCTTAAATCTGTAACATTAATACCTCTTGCATTTAAATGAACAGTTAAAAATGGAATAATAATGTTTGCTATTATTTGCTCTGAAAATTGTTTTTGTTGTGCTTCGTCGGTTATACCAGCAGCTTGAAGTGCTAACATCATTTTTCCATATGTTGCTCTTCTTACATCTATCATACCAGCTTTTGGTTGAACTCTTCCTCCACCTTTATCAGCACTAGTTCCTTTAGCTTGTTTGGAAGCCGTTGTTGTATCACTTTGATTTGAAGGTTGGGTTGAAGGTTGGGTTGAAGGTTGGGTTGTAGTAGAGCTACCTTGCTCGCTTGGTTCTTCAGCTTTGTTTGGTTTTCCAAAAAAAGCATTTCCAAGACCAGAAGCAGCACTTTTAAACATATCAGTTACTCTACCTTCTCTTAATCTATCAGACATTATTGTTGTTTCCTTTTTAAATAAATAGTATAAATATAAGAAAAGGGATCATTTAGATCCCTTTTACTATTTCTTTTTAGAAGCCTTCTCCATAGCCTCTGCTTCGTCTTGTATCTGTTTAGCAAGTCTTTCTACAAACCACATTCTAAGTCCTACTGGAAGGCTATATGCTTCGATAAACGACCATCCTCCATGATACTTTAGGATAAAGAATTGTTCATATACTTGTTTCTGGTATTCATCACTTAGGCCAAAAAAAGTCCGATGTGAACGGAACCTCCAGCCTTGTTTCATATGAACAAGAGCGACATTCAAAATCGTGTGACAAATCCATATTTGGAGCAATCTTAGCATATGCTTGTCTAATTGCTTTTGAGTCTTTTGCTGGAAGTGTAGATACAACTTCATTTAATATTTTAGGATCTGATAAACCATTTATTGATTTTATCATTAATCTTAATTGTAGAGATAGAATTGAATCCATTTCTTTCTTTGTATATTGGAATTTGAATAACAAAAGTATTATCTTCTGTTCTTATTATTCCTTCTTCTTCCAATTCTTCATCGCTTATTGGATCTTTTACATTACAAATATTAAGATCAAATTCATATCCTTGAACTTTACCACAAGAAGGACAAGTTACTTTTGTTTGATAATCTGCACCATAAGCAGATTTACGAGCAGCAACAATTACTGCGTTTTTATCACCAACTAATAAGGTATCCATATTAATTGATTTATCTACAACAATATCTTGTAATACTTTTTCTAATGCCATACCTTTTTTGAGTAGGGATTGATTTGACAAAGTATCTTCATCTTTGGCTGTCATGTATCTAATTTCAATTGTATCTTTACCATTTAGTGGGTGTCCTTCTGGATAGAATACACCTCTTGATGGTAAATCTACAATCTCAATTGGAGTTACAAAGGATAATCCTGTAGCTCCTGCTATATCATTTTGTTGGGGTTTTTTTGTATCTAACCCTAGTCTATCTAGGTTGTTTCTCATATATCACTCGTTGTTAAATAAGTATTACACTAATATCACTACATTCACACCACTCTGGTAAGAATGTGACTGTTATTTCATTGGCTTCATCAGACGCATAATCAAGAGAACCAAAATCTATTTTAGTTATTTTTGGTTTTTTAATAATAAAATCTACTGCAAGATTTTTTCTATTGTCTGTCTCTTTAAGTTCTCTTTCTTCTAAAATTTTTGAATTTTCTTTTTTTTTAGTTTCTTGATCAATATAAGTAGCATAACTTGATATTGTTATTGTATTACAAAAAGTAGCTAAATCTAACATTGAAGTTCTATTCTGTTCTGTTATTAAATTTTGATTTAAATAATCAAAAAACATTTTTTTCCAATTTGAAATATTTTTTTGCGTACCTGTATCTGGTAGTACGTCTACAAACGTAATTGTTATAGGTTCCCAATTTACTTCACCAACATGGAAGTAATGAACAAATTGGTTACCATGTAATCTTTCAAATGGAATATTTAATGAGGGCAAATTAAGTTTCTTAACTAAAAGACAAATATTTTTATCGTTGTCATCTCCCTCCCAATTAGAAACACTAGTATCATTAAATCTAGCAACGAATAAGTTTTTCTTATTAAGTTCTAATGTGTAATATTTATCTTGATTTGCCCAGAACATTTATATTCCTATTATGGTTCAAGTGATGAATCAAATCTTGTGCCTGTAATTCTCACATCGGCCCAATCGTAACGGAAGGTCATTGAAACATCGCTGATATCATCTGATCCATATTCAAGCGAACCAAAGTTAACGCTTTTAATCCAAGCATTATTAAGTGTCCAAGTTTCAAGAGCATTACCATTGGCATCAATTTGAATTATTTCAATTTGTGCGAATTGTGCTGTTGCGGTTCCTTTAGCCATTGTTCTTAAGGTTGAAAGGGCTGAGCCACCTGTTATAGCAACACCAGCCGCAGTTGGAGATTGATAACCAGCAGAAAGAAGAACATTATATAAAGCGTCAGTTACATCGTTTGCTGCTGCTCTAAGTGTGCTAGCGTTGGCATCGTCAGCAGCAGGTAATCCACCACCAGCAGGGTCAATGATGGTTACAGATACTTCTTTCCACGATACTCTACCGGGATAATAGAAAGCGTGTCCAAGAAAGTCGTGCTTTGTTTCCGATACATCAAATGATGGTTTATCAGCTTTTTTAGCAATAAAGCTTGGTAGCTTATCGGATGCTGCTCCAAATCTTATTAAGAATTTAAACTTTCTCTTTGGTTCTAATGCTGCTTCGTTCCAGAATGCCATTTATTATGTCCTCCAACCTTTATATATTAAGTAGTTATTAATCAGCAAATGACGCACCGCTATCGGTAATTGTAAAATCAATTGCGATAAATTCAATTGCTCTAGCTGGCTTCAAGAATATCTTGGCATACATTATGTTTCTATCAACAAGATCTGGTGTAGTAGTTGTGCTGTCAAGTATTACACGGTAGTCAGTAAGACCCAATCTTGATTTAACGGTTCCAAGGAATGGATTTACTTGACCTGTAAATCTTGACCAAGTTACTTGAACATTTTGATCGAAGAGAAGTCTTGATGCAATCTTTGAAATCTCGCGTTTAACGAAGATCATCATTCTACGAACGTTAATTCTGTCAAGAGCAGATGGAGTAACTTGAAGTGTCTTTTGACCAAAGATTACGATACCTTCTGCTGGGAATTGTGCGATAGGATTAATGTTGTTTTCATAAAGTGTATCTCTTTCTTTTGATGAAAGTTTTTGTGATACATTAATAACTGGAACACCACCACGACCTTCTGTTAAACCACCTCTGGTAAACCCTGCTGGGGCAAACCAAAGTTCTTGTGAAGATTGTCCATAAGACATAGCTCCAAGGGCTACAACTGAAGGAGGAACGAAGATGCTTCTATTACTTAATGTATCGCGGATTTGAACCCAAGGATAATATGTAGCTGCGTAGCTTGAATTTAATCCTCTAGTCTTTAACACTGAAGAAACATTACTAACATTACCAATATATCTACTTGTTCTTGAAGTAACTTTTGCTTCTTGTTCTGGTATATAAACATCTGGAAGATCAATTATAGCAAGTGCATCTGCTCTATTCTCACAAGTTTGAATAAGTTTGTTAGTTAATCCTGCAAGTGTTAAGCCGGGGATAGTTATAATATCTGTAACCAAACTTTCTGGATCAGCACAAGTATCAATTGCTCTGCTGTATGTACTATATACTGATGAATTCTTTTCAGTAGAAGTGGAAGACATTAATGAGTTTCTTAATGGTTCTGCTTCTGTTACATCAAATCCATCGAAACCACCATAGAGAGGCATTGTGAATTTATTATAACCAGCATTTATTACTGTTCTATATCCGCTTGTTCCGTTATAAGAAGTTCCTGCTGCTCTTGAACCAACTTTATAGTCAAGTCCTGTTCCGCCTGCTGAGGAAGATAATTCATCAAGTGAGAATACAAAGGAAGTTGAAGTAAAAGAACCAGAAGAATCGTAAGCTGCTCCTGCTACATCTGCTGGTAAAGCTCTTGTAAAATCGTAGTATGTTGGGTCAAAGGTGGTTGTAGAAACACTTTCACCAACAGTAATACCAAAGTAAGCGTTGCGTGGATCTCCTAATCCTCCTGCTGAAG